TGATTTCAAAAAAAATATTATAACTGAATAACAAGTGAATAAAAAATGGGTGAATTCAAAGGAAAACAACACAAGCTTACAAAAGAGGAAAAAAGCAAAGGTGGAAAAGCATCTACCATTGCAAAAAAACTTGCTCATAGGAAAAAATGCGATGAAACATGTCCTCTTTTTGATAGATGCCCACTTGCCTCTTTCGGCATGCGTTATAATACCTGTTATTTGAACAAGGATAATCCTACGCTTCGGAAAAACGTGCTTAAACTGTTAAACGGTGATGAGGAAGATTTTTTTGACATTATGAACAATATCGTCTCTGACATGCTTCGTATAATTATAACAGAGGACGATGGCAATATTAGGACGAAAAAACTTGTTGTTGATGCGTTACGTGATTTTTATAATATGAAATTTGGGACTAAGTCAAAAATCGAGCATTCTGGTAAGATTGATATAGAATTGTTTAAAAAATATTTACAAACAAATGATAAAAATGAGAAAAAAGAAGAAAAAAAATGAATTCTATGAGTTGGATGCTTATAACACAGAATAGAGTTTATATTGATAGTTTAACAAATCTGTTAAAACTTTCAAAACAACACAGGAATAGTGTTTTGACACATTATCTATTCTATGATTTATGAGAGAAAAACTTAGCAGGCTGAGGCTATTTCCAGACTAAGCTACTGGTCCTTGTTTTACAGTTTATGAGAGAAAAACTTCTCATTATCATGGACAACCTCTTCCAGCAGATAAAAGGAAGAGGACTTTATGATTATCAAAAAAGATTGTTTCAAAGCAACAAAAAGTTCAAAATTGTAAACAAAAGCCGACAGGTTGGAATAAGTTATTCATTGGCATGCTGGGGACTGCTAAACGCTCTATTGCTTGACAAAACAGTGTTGATAGTATCACCAAGTGAAAGGCAATCTAAACATGTTATGGATTATGTAAGAGAGTTTTTGAATTATCTTAAAAATGATTTTGAGATAAGATTTCAGGAGGAGACCAAGCTCAGTTATATCTTTGAAGGTGGCGGAGCGCTTTACTCGCTTCCGAACAACCCAAATACTGTTCGTGGCTTCAAAGCAGATCTGATTATTATTGATGAGTTCGCTCATTTCCTAAACAACACAGACAAGGAGATGATAACAGCTATAACACCATCCATCAGCCGTGGTGGTGAGGTAATATTTGTATCCACACCATTTGGCACAAAAAACATGTTCTACGAATACTGGCACAATAAGGATGATTATGAACATTTTACAATCAATTATAAGGATTGCCCAGATTTACAGATAAACCCTGATGATTTTGATACTCTCACATTTCAACAGGAATATAATAACCAGTTTCTTGAGGATAGTGATGAGAGCGAGTTTCCATTTGAGCTAATAAGGCAATGTATAGACCCAGATCTCATATATGAGGATTTGCAAAAAAACAAGATATACTTTGCTGGTGCTGATATTGGACGGACAACAGATTTGACGGCATTGGTGGTTTTTGAAAAACAACAAGACAAATACATCCTGCGTATGGTTAAAACTATGAAAAACACGCCATATATGGAGCAGGAAAACTATTTCACATACCTGTTAAAAAATTATACTTTTGAACGTTTTACAATCGATGAAACAGGCATTGGCAATATGCTCGCAGAAAACCTACGACGCAGATTTGGTTTTATACAAACTCTTATGTTTGATAATAAAAATAAGCAGGAGATGGTTACAAATCTAAAACTACTCATGCAAAATAACAAAATAGTTTTGCCAAATGATGCCATTGTTATCAACAGCATCCGCATGATAAAACGAAAATACACATCCACAGGATATTTACGTTTTGAGAGCGATAGAAATGAGGAGCTTGGACATGGCGATGTTTTCTGGGCTATAGCACTCGCACTCTATAACGCTGAGCAGGAAAAAGCAGGTTTTTGGATAGGATAAAAAAACATGGAGAGGAATAAAATTAAAAATATGAACATAAACGGCATAAACGGTATAAACGATTGTTGGTATATTTAAGTCGAATATAATCTTAAATTTTTTAGCTTAAATAAAGAAAAACCGTTTATATCGTTTATATGGGTTATGAAACTTAAATGTTCAGTTAGGAGGGAAAAAAATTGGGAGATTATACCTACTCGTTGAAACATGGAGCATACATCGTATGGGATGGCGATCTTGCAACAGCAAGGGAGCTAAAAAACAAGACAGATGAGCCAGTATTGGTCTATGATCCAGATAAGGATCGTTTCTACATCTATAAAATCGAGTATGAGAGCAGACCGTTGAGGATAAAACATGGAGAATTCGCTAAGGGAAAAACTAAAGATACCTACTGATGTGTATAATATTATCAGGGAGTATAATATCATGTATACTATTTCGATAGTGTTTGATGATTATCGTTTCAGATGTAACATTTTAGATTATTTACAGACAAACCTATACAACTAAAAAAAATTGTGATAGTGTTATAAAAATATTTTTTAAGGGGTGGACTATGGGGATATTAGATGTTTTCCGACGCAAAAAAAACCAGAGTAATAATTTGATACAGTTGTATGATATATACAGCCGTGCTCTTAGTAGCCGTAAGACAAAAACCAGTGTGAAACATTATCGAACCATTTTAACCAACAAGCAGAAAAGAGACATATACCGTATAGAACCAATACTGTTTAAGGGGATTAACAAAAAAGCACGAGACCTGTTTAGTGAATGGTTTGACATAGACAGCCCACTGGATGGTGTTGATGTCCCAGAGGAGATAGAGCAAAAAATAAAACAATTCAACAGAGAAATCAATCTTAAACAGAAGCTTATGCAGAGCTATGTTCATGCACAAGTATATGGCAATGCCTATCTCGAACTTGTGACAACAGATAATGGTGAGGCAAAAGAACCATTAAAAAAGAATGCAGAGCTTGTTGATGTTATAAACATAGACCCAGAGACTATTACAAAAATTGTTGAGAAAAATGGTGAACGTTTTTTTATACAAACCATCGGTGGCATAGAACATGCTATACATGAGAGCAGGATAATACATATCAAACCCTATATTTTGGGTGATGATGATTTCGGCCTTAGCGTTGTAGAGGTTGCATACATCATAGCACAGTCTAAACTTAACACGGATAAGGCAGCTGGTGAGATACCATACCGTTTTAGCCATCCATTTCCAGTTATAAACATAGACAACGCAGGGCAGAAGGAGATAGATGATGCTGTTAAGGTTTTGCAGAAGATTAATCCTAAGACTGGTTTCGTAGGAAGCGACCGTTATCATTTCGACATGCTCAACCCAGATGCGATAGATCTTACACCATTTGCCAACTGGTTCTATATCAATCTTGCAGCAGCGTTGCAGATGCCACTAATGATTTTGATTGGTGTTCAGAAAGGAGCTGTAACAGGTAGCGAGGTAGATTTGCGGGAGTATTATAATGATATAAAAAGCATACAAGAAACCATTTATACACCCATCCTTGACAGAATCTACAGGCAACTGGTTGGCGATGCATGGAAATATGAGATATACTGGCGTCCCATCTATGTAAACCAGAAAGAAGAAAGCGAAATACGATTGAACAATATGAAATCTCTCGAAATATTATATCTAAAATGCGGTATAATAGATGATGATGAAGCACGGCAGATAGCAAGAGAATGGAATATACCAATACCAGAGGATGTAAAAACCACAGAGCAACCAGAAAATATTGAAGAAAAAAAGATACCAGCGATTAGACAACCAACAGAGCAGGAGTTTCAGATTAGCAAGATGATACTTGAACAAGCGCGGCGGGAGCGAGAGCTTGGAAAAAAACTTCTAAATGAAGGGGCAGCCAAATAATTATGAAAAAAGAGCCTACAAGGACTAAGCAGCTACGGGAACAATACCGCAGGCATCTCAACAGTATCATAACACGTTTTTACAAAAATAGTAAAAGAAAAATAATGATCATCATCGAAAACAACACTATTAGTTTGTCTAAGACTTTGAAAGATGTTAAAAAAACTATGCTTGCTGTCATGGATGATATAGAAAATGTTATAGATACAGAGATAGCCATTGTTGACAACGAGGCACCAGATGTTATAAAAAAAGACATAACACTTGCTTATAAACGCGGGCAGATAAAAGCAGGATATGATCTCGAAAAATATGGTTTTACTATATCCCCAAGTCTAACCCCGTTGGATTTCGAAGCACTCAACATTCTTGAAAAAAATAATTTCAGTCTTGTGAAAAATGTTAGTCTTGATATGAAAAAGGAGATGCTAAGGATTGCAAGCGATGGCATACTCAGAGGAGAAAGCATATACAAAATATCAAAGAATATGGATAAAACCCTTGGTCTTGGGCGTAACCGTTGCACAAAAATAGCAAGGACAGAAATAATAAGAGCCTATGCCAAGGGTAGTATGAATACTTATCGCAAAGCGGGTATAAAAAAATATCAGTGGATAACAGCATGGGATGAACGAACCTGTCCGGAATGTGCAGATCTTGATGGCAAGGTTTTCCCAATTGGTGGACATCCAGAGCCCCCAATTCACCCCTGCTGTAGATGCAGTATTGCACCCTATGTAGAATAAAAAAAATTGGGTGATGTTTTTTGGATGTAAAAATAGATGAGCTACCGAGGCAGATACAGGATATGATAAGGGAGCGTAATCGTAAGCAGGAACTGGTTGACATGATCACAAATGAGGAGATAAAACCTCTTGAGATAGAACGGTATGTTATCAGTAAGGCTATAGAAAATATAGAACTATGTGATAAGGGTGTTATAAAATATATCTACAACGTGGGTGATATTGTAAAAATCCATTTTGACAGCAAAGAAGAGCTACTAAAGCTGCTTCGTGCAAGGCTTGAGGATCTAAAGAATAAGGTTATACCGTTGAAAAAACAGCGGCAGATACATGTTGATGATATTCGAACACTTGATAACAAGATAAACGCCAAAATTTTGGAATGGCAGAAAAAACAACAACGGCGTGAGAGATGAAACGTGGAAGTCGTGCTTGGAAAAAACGTGGTAAGATGCGTTGGAAGCATCGTAAGAAACGTATGCGTCGTGCAAAGCGTAAAAAAAGATTTCTAAAAAAATAATAAAAAAAATTTTTGTTAGGGATAAAAATTTTATGGGCTTGGTTGGCTCTTTTCGTCTTGATAAAAAAGAGATGATGCGAGACCAGAGAAGACAATATCGCAAGAGGAAGACCAGAGAATACTATGAGGAGCTAAAAAAAACATATCACCTACGTGGTAAACGATTTCTATCACCCATTCAGCAAAAAGCAGGCGCACGTTTTGTAGACGGCAACATAAGATGGTTATAATATGTTAAGAGTGACAGCAAAGATAGTAGGAGTTGACAATGTTAAAAAATCTCTTCAGAACATGATTAGTGATGAGAAGATAGAGAAAATACTTGAATATGGCGCGGCGCTTATAGAGGCTGAGGCAAAACAGCTATGCCCAGTGGACACAGGGAGACTTCGTGCGAGTATCAACACGATAAAACCAAGAAAACTTACTCGTAGCATAGGCACAAGCGTAGAATATGCACCCTATGTGGAGTTTGGAACATACAAGATGCGTGCGCAGCCATATCTCCGCCCAGCACTTGAGCATAATATAAACAAAATAAGGGCTATGCTGGTTAAAACGTTGAAATAAAATATTTTTTGTTTTCAATAATTAATATAATTGAGGAGAGGTAGATTTTTTTTGAATATTGATGATGTGCATCCTACAAAGCTTGAGCTGTTGCGTTTTGCTCTCAAGTTTTACAAAAAAATTAGAGAAGATGTTGTAGAGGATGTAGAGTTCGCAGGGCAGCCTGTGGCGAAGATTTTGCATGATATTTTCAAACAGGCTTCTGAGAATATATCTGAGAAACATCAGAGCAATGCGGTATATAAGATAGCAGTGCTTGGACTTTTCACATATCTAAAGGATAGCGCCTATAGGGACATCGGGGATTGGATACTTAAAAAAATACTTGAAAACAAGGACATATTGTGGGAGTATGTGAAGGATGCACCTGAGCCAGATGAATGGTATGTCAACCTATGGCACAATAGTAAGGATAAGACCAGAAAATTACGTGAGAAAGGATTTATCGATGAACATGAGCTATCCGATGATGAAATACTTTTTGTAAATGAATTTCAAGAGGATAAATATAAAGAGTATATGAGAAAAAAGGGAAAAATTGTTATTAACAAAAACAACAAACAAAATCAATAAAAAAAATAGTTGGGGGGTAGTTAGATGGCGGTAAGTGTGACAACTGCATCTTTTGATAATGATATAATTGTTATAGCTGAGGGAACAGCAAGCGAGGTTTTAAACTATATGACAACAGGAGCATATCCTATGAAGGGGAGACATGGATGCTTGCTTAGTTTTTCAACAACACATGATGGAACAGCGATGGTTTACTCAGTATTGTATATAAGCTACAGCTAAAATTTTTTAAAAAACAACAAAGAGAGGGAGGATGATTTTTAGGATGCCTTTACCAAAACCAGAACATGGTGAGGATAAATCACATTTTATATCACGATGTATCGAGTTTGTGATGAAAGAAAATCCGGATACACCAGTTGATCAGGCAGCGGCTATGTGCTACACCCAGTGGAGGAATAGAAACAAAACACAGAAGAAAAACAAGCAAAAAAAGGTTTTGAGAAAGCTAATGGCAAAGCTTGAATTCTATGGTGAGCAAAAAAAAGAATGGGACACATTTTTCGACTACAGTATTAAGACAGAGGATGGTTTTCTTCAACTTCCACGTTCAACAGTAATTGTCGGCGATGGAATATATAACGGTGAGTATTTCCCAGCTGAGGAGATAGAAAAAGCATTCGCATCTATGGATGGACAGCCTTTTAACCTTGACCATAGTGACAAGGTGGAGGATGAAATAGGATACATCCTCGAACCAGTATATAGTCGTGATACTAAGAAAATGAGTGTCATACCAATATTAAACCTTAACACTGCAAAGGGGAAGGCAGCGCTTTCTTTCATAGAAAACAGACGTAAGGCTGGGAAGACAGCGGAGGTTAGTGTCGGCGTATGGGTAACTATAAGCAAGGAGAGACTAAATGAGGATGATGAGGAGGAGATACCAGTATGCCGTGACTTGGAGTTTGACCATCTCGCACTCGTGACAAGGGGTGCATGTAGCCCTGAGCATGGCGCGGGGATAGGATTATCTGATAATCCTATCATACCATCTAATTTTAATGTTACTTTTGAGGAAGGAATTAATGCTTTAAGTAAAATAACTAACGAGGAGATTGATATTTCTACTGATACCAATGTGTATAATGGCGATAATTATACAATTTCAACTAATGGTACATGGTATGATAATATAAAGAAAAATGATAAGGAAGGTGATATAGTTTTGAAAGAGGAACTTGCTAAATGGGATACCAAATACATTAACGATCTCCCTGATGCTGCTTTTGCATACATCGAACCAGGTGGTAAAAAAGACGAAGAAGGCAAAACAGTGCCAAGATCAAAGCGGCATCTTCCACATCACAACATGAACGTCAAAAAAGGAACAGAGCATGACACCGTTGACATACCACATTTGCGTAATGCACTTGCAAGATTGCCGCAGACGAAGATATCAGAGGCTGCAAAAAAGAAGGCAAGGGCTCATCTGATACGTCATGCAAAAGCACTCGGAGTTGGAAAATATGATGAGGATGAAAAACCTGATACTATAAAAAAAGAAATGGAGGTAGATGAAAAAATGGCAGAGGAAGAAGTTGTAGAGGAGACAACTGAGGAGCAACCTCAAGAGGAAGAGCAAACTCAACCTCAAGAGGAAGAAACAAAGGTTGAGGAGAAAAAAGAAGACGACAACACTATTGAACAACTAAAAAAAGAAATCGAGGAACTGAAAAAACAGCTTGCGGAGAGAAAAAGCCTCAAGAAAACAGAAGAAAAGGAGGATCTTGAGGATAAAAAAACAATGCTTCGCAAAGCTGGTATAGAATGGCTAAAAAAAGCAGCAAAACAAAACGTTGTTTTAGAATGGAGAGAAAACTAAAAAAGGGTGGTGATAGAAAAATGGAAAGTATAAAAGAATTAACAGCTGGTTCAAATATAGATGCTTGGGATACAAATTATCTTCCGCCTGAGGAATGGGCACATGAGATATTCACAGACGCTGAGAAAAATGCTGTCATGTTAAAATATGTAAACAGATATGACAGCCCAAGGAAGATCACAATACCAGTGAGACAAATCCAGGCATCAGAGTGGACAAGCACTGTTGGTGCAAACGTGTTCACAGCATCAAGTAGTGCTTCTACACAGTATGATGCAACTGGTATAGCACTTGACCCAGTGGAATACAGAACATATATGCCAATAGCGAGAAAAAGTATCGAGGAGGCTACATGGAGCGTTGAGGCAGATGTAAGAAAAAGACTGGCACAAAGAGCAGCTTTGAAATTAGACACTGAGATATGGACATGCCTTGACAGCAACGGCCTATCAAGTGGAAAATATCAGGCTGGTGGAGAAAGCCTTGACAAAACCAACACCAGCAACGCGGTAGACTATGGCACAGCATTAACCGTTGAAAACATAGTAGACGCAATCTATAATATTAGAAGCACAGCATACAATGCCCCTGAATACATCCCAGATGTATGTGTAATCACGCCTGGGATGATGAAGGGGTTGATGAAGGAGAGCACGGTTATCAGCGCAGCAGAGTATGGTGGACGTGCACCATTGAGCAGTGGTGTATTGTCTGAGATGCTTGGACTTGACTTCGTAATAAGTAGCAATGTTCCACAGGATAGCGGCAGCACAGATATTGGTCTTGTATTCGCAAGCCCTGTCTATTTCGTGGGTAATGTTCCGCATGAGTTCGAAATAGCATCTGAGCTGAGAAGAGAAACCGATGAGGTATGCTTCTTCGTAAAGGTCAAATGCGCCTTCGCAGTAGGGGACAAAGACGGCGGAGCAGTATTATACACATAAAGCTAAAAAATATTTTAAAATATTTTTTTCAAAAATAATATTTCATAACATTAGGGGGATGATTTTGTTTTATCCCCTATTATTTCTATTTAGGTGATGTTCTATGAGGGTAAAACTACGGGATGGTATAAAACGCTGGCGTTTCAACGACTGGTCTATCAAACGTGGAGAGATAAAAGAATGCCCCAGAGAGGTTTTTGAGCTATCAAATGGACGTCTTGAAATAGTAAAAACCGGTAAGAAAAAAAAGATCAAAAAAACAGATGATGAGGTTGTTGAAAAACCTATAGAGTTGAATGAAGATGAAATACAAGTGCGTTAAACCATTTGGGGTTTTTAAAAAAAACCAGATAATAGACACCAGCAACAATCCAGAATATGAGAAAATTATCATGGAGAATATACAAAATTTCAAGGTTTTGAGGTTGTTATAAAATGCTCACAACACCTGGAAAAATAAGGGATGTGATGGGGCTTCATGATGATGTTGGCATAGATGACAGCCAAATCATTTCATTGATTAAGGTTGCTCAGGAGATCATAAAAAAAGACCTGTTTATATATCATTATGATGAGACACCCGGTGACAACCCAGACACAGGCGCTTCTTGGGATGGAAGCAATACAAGGTTTCAGATTGAGTATCCTATCATGGATGCAGATTTTGATGGCGATGTTGATGGTGATGATGTAACAGGATATTGGATAAGCAGCAGTTACACACCCAGTAGTTGTAGTATTAGTGTTGTTAACTCACGATATGGCCTTGTAGACATATACCAGTCTGATGGTAGCACTCCAATTCCATCTGACGCGGAGGATGTATTCGTAACATATTATTCTATGGATGTTGTCCCATCTGACCAGCAGCTTGAGGAGCTTTGCACATATCTAACAGCGCATCTGGTAGAGCTTCGTCTTACTGAGCCAAGGCATATTTCTATCGCTGACTTGGAGAGTAATAAACGGTTTATAGAATTGCGTAGCACACGTTATTATGAGATTTATAAAAACCTTCTAAGCACACTTCGTAAACCACTTATAAGAGGCACATAAAAAACATGTTTGACCCACGAAATGATATCAAAGGTTTGTTTACAAACAATCGCATATCAGCATCTGACAAGTATGGTAATAATGATTATGTAGAGATTGTTATCGGGCATTGGAAAAACCAGTCTGAACGGGAGATAAGATATGCTGGTGTTCTCTTCCTCGAAGACCCTCGTTGTATTCTTGAGGATGCAACCATCGGCGGAGACAGGACTGAGTATACACTCATAGTTGACGCTAACCTTTTTATTAGGAAGAAGAAAAATATAAGGGATTATTGGAGTTTTGTTAACTCTGTGGTGAACACATTTGAAACAACCATACGCACAAACAGGGCAAATCTTAGTAGTTGTGATGATTGTATTGTTACAAATGTTCTTAGTCCGCCATCTGAGAGCGGATATTTCTACCGCAGAGTTATAGAAATCACTTGTAAAAAAATAAGCTAAAAAAAATTTGGAGGAGGTAGGAGAAGAAAATGGTTTTGAAAACATGGAGAACAAGAACTATAAAACTAATTGGCGATAAGCCTATTGTATTAGCAAGCGGTGCATTCACAACAGGATCATTGGCAAGTAGTAGCACCTATGATCCAACATCTACTACGGATATACACTGCGATGCATATATAGCTATTGATTGCAATGGGACAACCTATTATATACCATTGTATAACAGCACCGCATAAAAACAATAAATGTTTTATTATAATAATTTTAAAAGAAGGGGGATGATAAAAATATGGCAATAACAACAGGACATGGAGGAGATCTCGAATATATCGCAGTGGATACAAGCAGCCCTTATGGGTTGCCAAGCAGTGGCACATTGCAGATACCATCTGATAGCATCATCAGCGTAGAGCTCACTGGTAGCAACGGCGGAGAGATATTGTTTTCTACAAATGATTATGACGGTATTGACACAGTCACTGGTCTTGAGGAATACACGTTAACCTTTGAATATGTGCTGCAGCGACATGAGGATACAGGATCTGGTCACACGTTGGCTAATAGTATAGAGTATAACGCTGTGAATAGAAGCAATGGACAACCAGCAAAACTATGCTTTGTATATGAGACAAACGGTGATGCTTTTGAAATACGTGGGGCGGTATGCAACAGTTTTTCTATATCTGGGCGTGCTGGTGAGAAGATAATCTGCAGAGCGGAATACTATGCCACAGATGTAGTCCCAGCGGATAGCACAAGTGGTCTTACAAACTATGATAGTTTGACAGCATCAGATACTATTGGCAACACCTATGAGAAATTCACAGGTGTAGCAGTGTCAAGATCAGGTTCATGGGCTGCTGGTGTAAACAATTTCAGCTTTGAAATAGTAAATAATGCAGAGCGTGTTTATACGGTTGGTAGTGCAACAGCATCGGATATTGTCTGTGGAAAACAGGAAATCAGAGGCAGCGTTGACATATTGCTTAATGATGGTGGTATGGATGATTGGAATGAGATGGCAGATGCCACTGAGCAGAACATAGTATTCGCATCTGGCAACAGCACTGCATCTGGTGATGTGTCTATGAAATGGACGTTTACAAACGCGTTGTATACTAATTTCCCACTTGCTTATAAGGCTGATGATGCCTATATCGTGAGCGGTGTTGACTGGATAGCGGAGACGGTTTCACTTGCTGCATATAGCTAAAACATTTTTTTCTTTTAATTTTTTAAAGAAAAAATAATATTATAAGGAGGTAAAGAAAACATGGCAAAGGTTCTATGGAGAGGAAAGAATAAAAAAGATGGAGAGCTGCAGTTGGAACAGTTTATAAAACCAGCTGATCCAAATGCAAGGTTGGAGAAAGATAAGGATGGGACATGGATAATAATAGGAAATGCTGTTATGGGTAGCAAGCCAGTTGTTGTGAAAAAATGATAACAGATGATATAAGTTTAGAACAGCTCATAAGGCTGTTGGAAAAACTCGGAGTTGATGTTGATAACAGTCAAACATTTGGATTGTCTGAGGAGATAATCCTCGAAGTATATGATAAAAACACTGGAAAACTAAAACAAAGAAAGGTTATAAAAAACAATAGGGAGGTTGGATAAAAAATATGATTACGAATGCTGGTATGGCTGAGGTAGCAGGTCTTATAGGAACTGATACACAGGGTGATGTTACAGCTTTCGATTATATTGCCATTGGAACTGGGACAACAGCGCCCAGTGCCACTCAGACTGCTCTTGTATCTGAGCAGCAGCGTGCAGCGGCAACGGGGACAAGAGTAACCACATCGGTAACTAATGATACGTTGCAGCTTGTAAAAGATGCCTTCTCATTTTCTGGTAGCTATGCGATTACTGAGGTTGGCGTGTTCAATTCAAGCAGCGGTGGGACAATGCTAAGCAGGTCTACCTTTAATGCTGTTAATGTTACAGCGAATGATACATTGAAGGTTACTGTGAAGATACAGGTGAAACAGGGAACATAAGTATTTTTTTTATTTTTTTTATACCCAGAAAAAGTTTTTTGGGTGAAAAAAGACTATGGCGTTTAATAGACAATTGTTTGATAGTATTAATCGTAAGTATAAAAAGGCTCATGATGAGATAACAGACTTGTATTATAACCAGGGGAAGCTGAGTAAGGAACAGTTTGAGATACTTCATGAGCTTGTATGGCTGCTTCATGAGAAAGAACGTTATGACAATGGTTTCTATGCTGATCATGAGCTACCAGATGATGAAATACAAAAACTGATACAAAGCCAGGATTTTAAAGAAAGAATAGATTATCTTAATAAGAGAATACCAGAACTGTTGTTTTTAAAACAAGAGAAATGTAAAGATTTTAAATATAGTTTTGAAAAATAGTTTTTTTCTTTTTTTTGGTTGATAATATATGGCTCAAGGGATAGAACCTGTTACACGGACAGAAATAACACCATCTACTACATGGTCGTGGGTAGATGTAGATGTAAGTAGTTATGTTGATGCTGGGAATACAGCAGGGGTGATACTTGAAATAGAAAACACATCCGATAGTAGTCAAGGAACAATTGGGGTTAGAAAAAATGGATCAACAGATACATTATGTCATAGAATATGGTATACATCTCACACGTTTATAGCAATTGGCGTGGATGGAAATGATATTTTCGAAGCATATATATCATCAAGCTCAAATATAAACATATATATCGTTGGATATATACCCAGCGAGGCAGGGAGTTTTCTAACAAACATTAGCAATGTAACACCAACAACATACAATACATATGTAGATGTAGATATTTCCTCGATAACAGGAACAGACACAGCAAAAATAGTCTTTTTAATAGTTGATGCAGATATATCTTCTACACCACAATATTTTCATGTTAGAGAAAACGGTTCAACATTAGATATAAAAGGAAATATACGTGCAGATTTATCATATTTTGGAGCAATCACATCCGTGGATGCAAATGAAATATTTGAAGCATATGTAGACGAGGCAGGAATAGATATATATGTTACAGGTTGGATAAAAACAGGATATGCTGAGAGCTGGGCTGATCCAAAAGATTACTCAACAGCGACAACAGGAAGCTATGTGGATACAGATGTTAGCGCTGATGTCCCAAGTGGTAGCAATGGTGTCCTTGCATATATGAAAAACGAATATACACAGGCATATGGTATAAGAAAAAATGGGGAAACATATGACAACTATTATGATGCAGCTACTCCAGGATATCTTTTTTGTGCAGTAGATGCTAATAGGATACTTGAGCAGAAAATAGAAACAACATTTCTTGATTTATATATATTTGGTTATGTAACAACAGCTGGTGTTGCATATACACAAAATATTACTGAGATAATAGGCTTGGCTATTTCAAATTTTCTTAATCCACAAATTGTTAGAAAAGAATTTCTCACACTTGATGATTTTAGATTACTTACAACATCATTATTTAGACAAGAGTTATTAGGATTAATTGATAGTTCAAGTTATACTAAAATAATGCCTCAAGAAATCTCTGAAAACCTTGCAATCATTGACAGCAAAACCAGGCAGATAAATAAAAACATAACACAGACAATAAACCTCATAGACACATGCAGTAAAACCATATCAAAGACAACCGATGAGCTAATAGAACTTCTGGATAATGTTTTTAAAACACCAACAATACAAATCAGTGAAAACCTTGCAATCACAGAACAAATAATAAACAAAATATCTATTCTAAAATCTGAAATAATCAATTTAAAAGACAACTACATAAAAACAACATATAAAACAATAACAGAGCTATTAAACCTTCTTGATAGCATTATAAAAACAACATTTATCCTAAAAACAGAGGATATAGGATTAACCGATACAGTCACAGCTCTTAAAAGCATCACACAACCAGAAATACTCAGTTTGCTTGATAAAAAAACATTACAACCGATACTGTTAAAAATAGAAAAACTTGGACTATATGATACTATTTTGAAAACAACAGCTTTTGAAAAAACAGACACAATAGGTTTGTCTGATCAAAAACAGCTTACAATGTCAAAAGAAACACTTGAACAGATAAAAATCCTGGAAAACACCTATAACCAACCAGGGAAGACAATAGAGGAAAAAATAGATATTATAACACAAATCATTAGAGATATACTTATAGAACAAGTTGAAAAAATAGAAATTGATGATAATGTTTATAAGACAGTTTCACAAACCCTAACCGAGATATTTACTATTGTTGAACAAATCTCTATAACAACAGGACTAACCAAAAGAGAAATACTTGGTATTGTTGATAGTTTGTTGAAAAAACCTGATAAGGTAGATGTTGAAAAACTTGGGTTGAAAGATACTATTTTTAAAGATGTTGTGAGAATATTCACAGAATTAATAGACCTGGTTGACACGGTTGAAAAGGTTAAACATGCCACAAAAATATTCATAGAAACAGTTGGACTTGTTGATAGTTATATCAAACAAAAACAGATAACCAAGATGGAAATACTCAGCATGATTGACAGCATTAGACGGGATATAACACTTGACAGATTTGAAATACTTAGCCTGGTTGACAGCAAAGTTTTTGACTATACAAAAACCCTAAATGAAATCCTCAACATTATAGATGGTGTTGAGACACAGGCGCAGCTGCTTAAAACAGAAAAAATAGAACTAAAAGATTATTACTATAACACACCACAACTTATACGGCTTGAGATAATTGGTATAATAGACAGTATTCTTAAAACGATAGATCTTGAAAAAACCGATATACTTGGACTTCTTGATACACAAGAACTAACTCCCATCTTGTTGTTGGAGGAGAAACTCATGGTGCTTGAAAACATCTATAATCAGCCTGGGAAAACAGTTGAGGAGAAAATAGCATTCACCACCGAGATTATAAAAAACATTTTTCTGGAAAAATTTGAAAAAATAGGATTAGAAGAAAACATCTACAAAACATTGTATCAAGTATTATGTGAGACTCTCGCAGTTGTAGAGGTTGTTTCAAAAAAGACAGGACTAACCAAGAAAGAAATAATAGGTATTGTTGAAGATGTGTTTAAACAGCTTGGCAAGACAGAGATGGAAAAAATCGGTTTGCTTGATACTGTTATCAAATATGCTGTATTGTTAAAAACAATTGATGAAACCATTGAGTTAGAAGAAACAGTTAATGTTATAAAATCAATAATGCAGATTGAAAAACTATCACTACTCGAACAGATTGTTAAAAAAACAAGCCTAACAAAAGAAGAGAAACTTGCACTGATTGATACCATTCATAGAAGAATAAATATTCTCAGGCAGGTTATGCTTGAAACACTAAAAACCACGATGGATATTGAGGTAGAGGATGAGACCGCTATGGTTGAAGAGGAAGACAAGGATATAACCATTGATGAGGAGGATAAAGATTTTGTTATAGAGGAGCATGATAAGGATAAAAATGTTGAGGTGCAACCATAAATGGGTATTGTTAGAGTGAAAAGAGACGACTACGGCATAGATCTCACTTATACGGTTACAGATGATGAGGGAAACGCCCTAAACATTAGCGATGCCAGCAGCGTTATTCTTAAGGTTGGACGTTATGACAAAACCACCACACTTAGTAAAACTATGAGCTTCGTTAGTGATGGTAGCGATGGACGGGTAAAGGTTAGCTTTGCCTCTGGTGACCTGGATAGCGACGGGTATTATGATGCTGAGATACAAGTGAATTACAGCGATGGGCGAAGGACTACTAAAACATTTACTCTCCACGTTTTACCAGATCTCTAAAAAATTTTATTGTTTTTCTCATATATGATGGATAAAAATTTTGGGGTGGAGAAAAAAGTTTGAAAAAATATAAACTATCCTTTGTAAACAAGGGAAGAGAGTTTGAACTACCAGATATAAGAAAAGTAGGCTTTTACAAAAAGCTACTTGAGATACAAGCACGGATAGAGACAAAATATAAGGACATGGATAAGGAGAGCAATGTTTATAAAAACCTGGTTGCAACCGAGACAAGTATTGAAACAGCGTTTTTCGTATTAAACAAAATAGATAACAATGTTACACGTGAAGACATTGAGAATATGACAGATGAGGAGCTCGCTGATTTTATAACAGCGCTCTATGATCTCGAGGGTTTTGAAAATTTTCGCAAGGCGGAGAAAACCGCCAGTCAGCAGTAGAAAATCTTGAAAAACTAAACAGTCTAAGACGGCAGATTTGTATACTCTTGCATATCCCGTTGCAATACATTGATGATTGGACGCTTGATGATTTTTATGGAATTATAGGTGAATATGAGGATTTTATTAAAAAAGAGACTGGGGAGGCATGTATTAGAAAACCCACATCGTTGGAGCTTGAAATCTCGAGAAAACTTGGTAAAAACGTGATAAAAAATGCCTGATGTAAAAAGAACAGATGTGATAATACAAGCACATGACAAAGCCAGTAGTATTCTAAACCATATTGGCAAGAGACTTGGCATTCTCAGCAAAGAAGGACTTGCGATGGGTGTAGCCTTCGCAGGTGTAAACCTTGCTATTGGCGCTGTCTCACAGGGTTTTGCAAAATTGCAAGAATGGATAGATGGAGGTATAAGGAAATTCCGAGAATTTGATAAGACAATGTCAGAAGTTGCTACGATGCTCAGCCAGATGGATGAAAGATATCTGCCTGGTATGAGAAAAAGCATTGAGGAGATGAGCATCGTCTTCGGTAAATCCGCTGTTGATCTTGGACGTGCAATGTATCAAATACTATCCGCTGGTGTTGAGGCATCTGGCGCTGTTGATGTTCTTCGTGCATCTGCAAAACTGGCGACTGCTACGCTCACTGATGTTGAGACAGCTGTTGACGCTGTCACGACAGTGCTTAATGCTTATGGTATGAGTGCGCAGCAGGTTGACTATATCACAAATATTATGGCTAAGACTATACAGCTTGGTAAGCTGCGTATGGATGAGCTCGCTGGCTCTCTTGGTTATGTTGTCCCAATCGCCGCCAAGGCTGGTGTTAGCTTCGAGGAGATCAGCGCTGCTATTGCAACATTGACAAAACAGGGTATAGATGCTCACATGGCATCCAGGGGTCTTAGACAGGTTCTTAATACTCTTATATCGCCAACTGAGGAAAGCAAAGAAGCGATGGTTAACCTTGGCATCAGTTATGATGATCTAACACTCAGGGCGCTTGGGTTGCAGGGAACTCTTAATCTTATCAATGAGGCAACAAGTGGGCAGATTGGTCTTATCAGTCAGCTTATACCAAATGTTCGCGCTCTCACCGCAGCGCTTGGTCTCATGGCTAATCGTGGTGAAATACTCAGCAACAGTGTCGAGTATATCAAGAGTGAGTTTGACGCTCTTGATGAGATGTATAATGATGTCAGCAAATCCTCTTATCTTGCGCAGAAGCGTATTGAGATGCTTCATGATGCAGTTGATAGAGGCATCGGGGAGGCGGTAGAACCAGCGAATAGGGCATGGAATGAGTTCTGGGCAGCATTTAAAATAGGTGTTACAAAAGTAGGCTGGCTGAGTATTCTCCCAACTTCATGGCCTGCTGCTATTTTACGAGGATATGAGGAAATTGGAAAAAAATACAAAGAAGCTGAAAAATCTACTGAAAAAACACTTGCCACTGAGAAAGTAGAAGCATACTCTGCGGCGTTTGAAAGACTTAACAACTATATCAAAGAACAACTCAGTCTTGTAAAAGAGATGCGTCAACGCCAAGAACTGTATCGTGAGGAGCTTGAAAACCTTGCTAAACAACGTGACATACTTGTTCAAACTCATAAATACAAAGAAGCACTATACTATATACCACTTGCGCTCAAAGATGCAACATATACCTCCAAGATTTTTGACGAGCAAACCAGGGCGCTTGTAGACAGTATACGATTGCAACGTGAGGAGATAGAACGCCTTGAACATGTGAACAAGCTTTACAATATGGAGATACAAGCGAATAGCATAGAGTCTATGAGGATACAGCTTGCTGCTATGAGACGACATGGTAGGATGACACGTGAGGAAAAAAGAAGGCTTGAAGAATTGAGAATGGCTGATCTACAAAAACGTATAGAAATGGCGGAAAACCAGCTAAAGATAGATGAGATAAAAAACAAAGGATTATCAGAAGAGGAGAAGAGACTTGAAAAAATCAAATTATACTACAATGAGTATATCAAAAATGTAACTGATGCCTATGGACAGGAGCTTAATATTTTGAACACTCAGATAAAATACAAGGAGAAGCTTATCGAGGATTATAACAATTATATTGGAAGCTGGGATAAACCCGACAGCATTCTTGGAAGAGCATACACAGCGTGGAAAACATTTTATGATGAGCTTTCAAAGCTTGATTTAAAATATAAAGTAAAGCTAATAGGAAAAATTCAAACACCGCCTACTATACCTGGTGCGCCAACTCCTACAACTCTTACAACAGGTTCAGATAGGAAAAAAGGAATTGTAGTAAGCACTCTTCCATCCATTATTAGAGGGATAAAAAGAACGGTAAATGTAAAAGTTGAACCTATTACTGTCAATGCCAATATTCAAAGCGACACTGATTTGAACAATCTTGGTAGCAAAATAGGGCAGCTTATAGCAACTGGTATAATATCTGGTCTTCAAAGCGAACATGAGGTAGGATAAAAAACATGATAACAAGACAATATCAAACATATTATGGTATACATCTGGATCATCATGAAGAAGTATGGGGTGGCAATACTTATAATAAGATCTTAGTGAAACAATACCTTAATGCTGATATCTCTACAACTGATACAACAGATGCGACAAGTATAACCTTCCTGTTGCCGCAGATGTATATGTATAAATATTATCTCGATGGTATGACAGAGGGATGGTTCACGCTCTATAATCAAGATACATCTAACAATGCCACTCTTGATAGTTTTACAGTCTCACTTCTTAAAACAGAGGATGTTCCAAACGCAGAAGTTGCACTTGGCAGTAAAACAATGAACCTCAGCTCAAACAATACTATATCCAAATCAGGATATTTAAAAGTCCCTATTTTCATATATCTGGATAAACAGGTTGTAGAAGCAGGTAACAAACTTCTTCTCAGACTTGAGATCTCCACAACTGGTGGAGATGTTATTTTTTATCATGCAAATGATAGCAGCAATGAGGATGTGAAGATAAAAATACCCTATGCGCCAACAGGATGATAAAACATGACATTTACAATATCGCAGCAGCCAGATAATGCAAATATTTTCCTATACCCAGATGGAGATGATACAGTAGCGTTTAATAGAAACACAGACACTGCTAATTACAAATGCGTGGATGACATCTGGCATTCTCCAGATGATGATACAACCTATATATATACAACAACATCAGGTGATGTAATCGACAAATACACTCTCGGAAACTCCTCTGTAACAACTGGGGATATAAACTATGTTCGAATTATCACCAGGGCAAAAACCGCTGAGGCATCACAAAAAACAACAGAGGAATATAAAATACTTGTCGATGATGGGACAACAACAGGTTACTCCAGCAATTTCGCACCATTGCCGATGAGCTATATGAAACAATATTATACATGGAGTCAAAAACCATCCGGAGGAGATTGGACATGGGATGATATCAACAATTTGAAAATAGGTGTGAAATCATATTTAGACCAGTATAACCCCCCTGGTTCACAGGCCACATTTAGACCAAACGCCGCAGGTGACTTAAGTGATCATACTCCTGTGGGGGATACAGAAAATTATCTATGTGTCGATGAGGAAACAGCAGATGATGATACAACCTATGTAGAACATCCAGGAGCTGGAACATATACTGATCTTTATAACATCCCAAATCATACAGCTGATCAATTTGGAACAATAAATAGTGTCACAATCTATGCGAGAATAGCACCTCATAGTGTTGACTGGTATGCATGTGTAAAAACACATGGCACAGTATACGAAGGATTTTTAACATATGATGCAGGATCATCATATAAAAATTATTCTTATACCTGGAATACAAACCCATATACTGGTTCAAACTGGACATGGGATGAGATAGATAATTTACAAATCGGTGTGAAATCATATTATAATGCTGCGAATGTTGCAAAATGCACACAGGTCTATGCTGTTGTCACATATGGTGATACAAGACCAAAAGTTTGTGTAACACAAATTTATAGTGTTGTGAATTATATCCCGCCGCAGAGTAGTGTAACACTCAATGATCCAGAGAATATAGAGATAACACATAGCAGGCGGATAAAACGTTTCCTCTTCGGATCAGGAGACTATGAGGTCAGTGATTTTGGAAGATCTGGAAAAACACTTGCCTTGCGAGGAGTAGAGACCACAGATGCAACCTCTAAAATGCAGACTATCAAAACAATGACCCACTACGGGAAATATGTAACAATCACAGGATTGCCTGATAGTAATCTCGATGGAGACTATTATATAACAAGTTTCAACTGGGAAAAAAAAGAGGGATACACTGATAGGATAAACTGGTCGCTCACACTGGAGGAGGCATAAAAAAACAATGAGTATAACAATAACAGGAGAAACAGATAATGTAACTCTCAGTGATCCACAGGGTCTTGTAAAAACAATTGGTAAGAGGATACAAAATTTTATATTCCCTGATGGGACAGATGAACAGGCAGACTATGGAAAAACCAATGATCAGATAACAATAACAGGAATAGAAATAGATAACGCTGAAAACAAGATGAACACTCTTGACAATATTATGAACAATGGAGAAACCATACAAGTTACGGGTTTCTCAGACAGTTCTCTTAACACATATTATCACATTGTCAGCCTACAATTTAAAAAGGAGAGTGGAGAGATAGAAAGATACTCCTATACTCTCACACTTGAGAAAAAATATGAGGAGGCATAACAAGAGGGTGAACAATAAGGATAGACAACGACTTGACAGGTTTGAGGAAATCCTCCTACAACATGGGGAAAGACTTGCGAGAATAGAAGAACAAAACCGCAACCAATACCATCTGCTCAAAGAGATCAAAGAACAACTATTCGGCAACGGCCAGGAGGGACTGATAAAAACTGTTGCACGTCACAAAGCCTATTTTGCAATACTCGGCAGTGCAATAGCTGTTCTCGCAAGCATAATAGCCAAATTTCTTTTCTAAAAAAATAATAAAAATGGGGAGGTGAAAAACAGTTTTGAATATTTTTGACTGGCTTCAAGGAAAGAAAACCTATCTTGGCGGCATAGGAGCAATACTCGTAGGACTTGGACAACTACTCTACGATTATCATAATGGCACATTAAAAGACTATCAACAATATCTCAGTTGGATTATTGCTGGTTGGACGATCATAGGTGGACGTAGCGCATTGAACAAGATTTAGCTGAGAAACGCTAAAATTATATTATTTTCTTGAATCAACAATAAATCGAACTGCATCTGAAAAATCTGCTTTAATTCCTTGTCTTCTAAGTTTTTCCTTCGTCTTTTGCAAAATTTCATAGGCATTTTCATCAAGACTTATCACCTTACTCATATTTTATCAACCTCCTTATCATGTTTATAAGAAATAAACAACATACACATTGACATATCGAAACAAATTATAAACAAAACATACGACACATATCATAACCATTCAGTAGACCCAGTAGTTTACTCAATCATCACCTATACACATTGCGCAAACAGGGCAATACCATTTGCCGTTTTTTTCTTTCCAACCTCTTGCCCTTGCCCCATCTTCTATGCCAAATCTTTCATCAATTGCTGCTGGTATAAAAATGCAACCACAATTGCATTTTATTTGGTATAATGTTTCATCAGCCTTCTTTTTCTCATCATTTTTTCCCATCTTCTCATTCATTTTCCATATCACCATTATAGTATATACATTAGGGGGTGTATAAACTTTATGTTTTTTACAAAGTTTTTACATAGAATTTATAATGAAATATCTTTAAATCGTTTTGTTTAATATATTAAACCATCGTTTGATAGATTTAGACCTTCATATTTTTTTCTGGCAATTCCCGGCATTTTCTGGCAATTTTCCTAATATGTTTTTTTGTCACTGATGTGATAATAATTGTCTTTTTTCTAAAAATTTTGTCCCTATGGTGATAGTATTTTTTCAAAATTTTGTCATTGTAATGATAATATTTTCTCAAAAATTTGCACCAAAGTTCACAATTTTGTTAACTATGGTGTATATGATTGAGAAAAATGTATGTAACTATCTACAATGGTATAAAAAGGTTACTTACACATTTTTGAGTAGTTTCAACCATCCCCCTCTTCTTTTTTTATATGTTTTAAACATTTTTGTTTTTTTAATGGGTTTGAAATATATCTCTCGTCTGGATATTCTCAACTATCTTGAGAGATGCTGCTACAGTATGCAAAGGGATGAGCTTATAGAGGAGATCAACAAGATTAAAAACTATATTGAGGAAAACAATGTTGTGCAATTGAGAAAACTACTGGGATCATGATAAAAAATATGTTTTTATTTTTCTTCCATTTTTCCTCTTACCGTTGTTGCACCACAGATAGGGCATCGTTTCGCTGGTTTCACAATATAATATATAATGTAGACCAGGCTTAGAATACCAAATGTTAGCAGTCCAAGAAGAAACACTCCCCAGTTGAATTTTTTCTCTGGCTCTACAAGGCGTTTACAATATGGGCAATATTCTCCTATCTTTTACACCTCCTCTGTTTTTTCTTTTGATTTTTTTCTTTTTTTATAAAACCCATAAACAAACATGATAATACCAGCAACTGCGATAGCATAGCTAAAAAAGAAAAACAAAGCTATAATATTCAACGTGTTTTCCAGACTAACCATTTTATCACCCATTACATCAAGTTTTTGAAGCGCCTCATAACTACTATAATATTTTAGATAACCTAACTCTGTCCTTAGATGTTCAATTTCATTTAAGACATTAAGCGATGCAACATGTGAAGATACAAATATTATTATAGCTACTAATATTAGGCATATTCCTATCTTTTGATTTTTATTCATCTTCTTCTCCTTCTAAAATTTTTTTAATTTCTTTTATATGCTCTGCTATTTCTATTCCCTCTGCTGTGAGACTTAGAAGTCTTGCATTACTTCCTTTGATTTTTCTTTCTTTAACAATTTTTAATTCTTTTAATGTGTTTATTACACGATCCATTGTTTGATTGTTTATTTTCAGATCCATGTAGATTTTTGAAAAAATTGTTTCACCATGTTTTTGCAAATACAAGATTGTTATCAAAATTCGTCTTTGATTATCTAATTTTGAGATTTTTTCGCTTATTTTCATGTGGTTTCCTAATGTTTTGTATTTATTTAAAAGTATTTAAATGTTTTTAATAAACTTTAAATAATAAACACTTAACATTTAGTGATAAATAGTAAATTTTAAATACTACTTATTATATATGTTTTAATGTTTAGCATTAAGTGCTAAATAGTAGGTGAGAAAAAAATGGAAAATGATGGGATAGAGAAAAAGAAGGCTGGTGAGAGAATAGAAGGTTTGATTTTAAAAGATAATAAATGCGAAGCGTGTAAGAAGGGCAGGTATTTTTTCAGCAGTTATTGTGGGTGTTATGTCTGTGATAGATGCGGATACCATAGAGGTATATCTCAGTGTTATTGTGGTTGGTCTGAGAATGGGCAGATATGGATTGATGATGTGGAAGATGATGTTTTTGTAGTTAACAGAGAGATTTGATTAAGGGAGGATGATAAAAATATGAATAGGATAAAAAAAGTTCCAGATGTTGTTTTAAGTATAATAGAGACAGAAAGAGGGGTTAAAGTAATTTGGCATGATCAAACCATAAATTCGATTTTAAGGAGGATACCAGGAAATGGTTGATGCAGAGGTTCTCAAACAAATAAGGCTGATACAGGAATGCAAAGAACAACTTGACAAAACATTCGGAGAAAACACCTACCCAGTAGAACTAATAACAAGCGTGCACGAATGGGTAAACAAATGGCGGATGAGCCAATACATACAAGAAAAAAGACAGCAAAACGGAGAGAGAAAACCAACAGAAAAAATGATCTACACCCTACGAAAACTGCAAGAAGAGGGAAAACTAAGCAAAAACGTGAACATCGACCAGCTTAGTTTTGACAAAGCCAGAGAATACCTCAACATGCTACTCGGAGGGGAATAAAAATATGGAAACATGGCAGAAAACCCTGATAATGCTCAAATCAAATCCAAAAACAAAACAAGAATTGTTTGATTTTATCCTCGACCTCTTTGACAATGAGCTAAGAAACTATTTCAAGGAGGTTTTAAAGGATGAAAGGGACAACATATTCACAGGATAACTGGGAAACCCTGCAGAAATACCTCGAAAATAACAACATAAAAATGTTCAAAATCACAGGGATCTACAAAAAAAGGACAAGATGGGAAAAAGCACAGCATAAAAGCAAACATAGCTGGAAAAGCCTGTTCAAAATCTACGGCATAGTAGATATAATGACCAAGGGAGAGCTAATATCAGCGGTAAAACATGGTAAAAAAATAGGATTGCTACAACAAGATGGGCAGATGTGGATATACCAAAACAATGGAGAGGGATCTTGTGAATAGAGAACAACACAACAGGCAGATAAGCTATGGAGTGAAAAAATGGTGGCAAAACAGATGGAAAAAACAAAAGGAAACAACAAAATGAAACCTGAACCTCTTGATGGTAAAAGGAAAACTATATTTGGTGAGAGAATAAGATTAGGTGTGAATGAAGGAATGATTTTTTTTAATTTTCCTTTTATAGAACTTGATTATTTTGAATTTGATGACATTGAATCTGCTGTTATGGGTTTGAAAACTGAGCTTGATACATGGTTTGATGTTAATCAGGATTCATGGGAGTCAGGCTATGTATATCCTCATTTGAAGAAAAGAGTTTTTGAAATCATTGATAAATGGTTTAAGGATGTGATAGAATGAAACTGCAACCTTTGAATTTAGATGATTTGAGGGAAAAAATTAGTGACTTAACAATATTGATAGCAACTGCAAGAGAAGAAGGAGATGAAGAAGAACATAAAAAAGTTGTTAATAATATCTTAGAACTTTTTAGACAATGTCTTAAATCCGCCTGTGAGTTTTGGTTGAAATATAAGGATAATCCAGTTTTACTCTGTAGAGAAAAACCAGAATATAAAAAAGAATTTGAACCTTTTGCAACAGCATTCAAATCATCTTCTTTCTCTTCTCAAAAACTAAAATGGATACTTAATAAATACAACGACTGGCTTTTCCATCTTGTTTTTAAAAGTATTTTGGAGGATGATAAAAAATGAATGAAAACAACAACAATAATGATCTTGAGGAAAAACTAAGCAGCATAGAATTAACACGGACAAGCAAAGGAATAAACATAAAAGTAAAAATCTACCATGAAAACCCAGACACAGCGATGGAAAAAGCAAGAGAAATATTCGACAAACTAAGGAGGATATATGATGAGGATTGATGAAAAAATAAGAGAACAATTATTAAAAAACATTGAAGACGAGGAATTATATTATCATAATGTTTTTTGTGATTACAAAGAAGACCTAAAAAATGCTAAAACAGTAGAAGAAATAATGGAATGCAAACGAATACTACTAATAAGACTAATCAACGGATTACCGCTCAACATTGATAATTGCTATTTTTGCTTATACACAGGTTTTTCTTGTGAGAAATGTCAATATGCAAATTATCATAGAATATGTGGAATAAAAGAAAGCGATTATCACAAAATAATGGATTTGGCAGAAAAACTCACAAATGAGATAGCAACAAGATATTATGGAAATGAAAAATATGATTAAAAAATAAAAAGAAGGGAAGGACAATTAGGTGGTGAGGAGAAAAACGATACCTGAACAAACAATAAAACGAGAGATAAAAAAACACATAAAAAACACACAGATAGACAAAAAAGCACTACATGAGATCAGAATAGAAATAAACAACTATCTAAAAGACCTATGCCAGCTGATCCTCTTCCATCACAACTGGGAAAACCAACAACGAAGAAAACAAGGACTACCACCAAAAAAACGGATAACAAGGAAAACAATAAAAAACATAATATACCAAATAGACAATACAATAGAATACAAACAATATGGGGGTGAAAGCGAAAAAACAAAAAAAACACAACCACAACCGCTTTTTGAGGTGATGTACCAGTGAACACAATCCTGCAAGAATACAAAAACTATCTCTGCGGGAGATACAGAAAACAAAGAACAATCAAAAACTACTACGAAGAAGCAAAACAATTCCTAAAACACCTAAACAAAAACCCAAAAAACCTAACAAAACAAGACATAGAACAATACAGGATACACATATACCAAAAATACAGCAGAAACACAATAACAATCAAACTATGCTCACTAAACCATTTCCTCGAATACCTTGAAAAACCAGAGCTACGAGTAAAAACACCACCACTCGAAATAACAGAACAACCAACACTAACAGAAGAAGAATACAAAAAACTATACGAATGCGCACACATAGACGTTGAAACACTACTAATATTCAAACTACTAAGCCTACTACTACGACCACAGGAGATAATAAACCTAAAAATACAAGACAAACAAGATGACATACTACACATAAGAGATGGAAAAACAGGAAGCAGCTACATAATACTCGACCCAGAGACACAAAAAACATGGGACATATACACAAAATATGCACGAGAAAAACCAAAACCACAATACCAGGACTACCTGTTCATAAACACAAGCAACCGATGCAAAGGAGAAAAATACACCAACCCACAACACATAAGAACAAAAATAAAAGAACTCGGAATACGAGCAGGACTAAACAAAAAAATAACACCCTACATGATAAAAAGAACAATGATAACACTAATGATGGATCAATACAGCCAATACTACACAGGAGACCCAAAAATAGTCCAAAGAATGGCGAGACACAAAGACCTAAAAACCACGCTAAGATATGATCAGAGAACAGACCATGATATTAGAAAATACCTATTTTCAAAATCATACAAAAGCATTTTGTGCAAGAATAATCTCCCGCAAAGTTTAAATAATAGAAACATGGGGGAGAAGGAAAGTAATGATAGTTGTGTTTTTTCCTTCTCCATCTCCACCTTTTTTGATGTTGTTTTTGAGACTTCTTTTTTGAGAGACGGGTCTACATGCTGGGATGTTTTTTTCTCACCGGCAATTTCTATCCCATCCTCCCCCTCCATGTGTGAATTGTTTGACCCGTCTCTCACTCCCCCGTATATTGCTGGTGGTGATATGGTTTGAAAAAAGAGGTTGCATTCAAACTTGAAAAAACAGCTTTGGAAATTGCAGATAGATTTAGCCGATGGGATAGAGAACACAATAACAATAAAGAGATTTTCAACGTTGCAGAGATTATACCTCTTAGCGAAAACACAGCAGCGGTGATCCTTGAAAAAAATACTGGTAAAAGAGCAATAGCATTCTGCTACTATCTCAATACTATGGGTGGGGTTTGGCGTTATTTTATACCAACAGATAGCCATCTACTTGGGCTTGAACGGTTGAAAAACCTTGTTTTTGAGATTGAAAAACACAACTACCAGTATAATTTCAAAGACATAGAGTTGGAGGCGAACATTTAATGATAAAAACATTTATAAACAATAAATTAAGAATTAATAAAAAAAGATATAGTATAAGGCAGTTGTATATATATATTATATATATACATTTTGTTTTTGTTGTTGTTTTTTGGGGGTGGGATTTATTCATTTAACATCAATTAGAATTAGTGATGAAGATTATGATTATATCTTAAAACATGGTCTTAAAATCTCTGAGATTTTTAAAATAGGGCTTGCTCAGATAAAAACTGAGATGCTTGAGACTGCGTATGATGAGTTGGCGAAATTGCAGAAAAAAGTATATAATTTGCAACAGAAAATATATATTTTGGAACAGGAAAATATATACAATCAAGACAAAAATATATACAATTTGGAAATTTTGTTTAAAAACTTTTTGGTTGCTAAACGTTATCAATATTCTGATAATCAAAATCTTACTTGGCTTGAACCTCGTATTAGAAAACTGCGTAAAAATGGTATATCTCATAGTAAAGAGCGTATTTTAGAGCTTTGTAAAGATTATTGTAAAAAATTTTTGGATGAAAATGGTGGTGAGGAAAAAATATGACTCTTGGTAGTGATAAGGAGTATTGGGATGATGTTACAAAAGCATTGTATAAGGCTGTTCGTGTTTTTTATAGGTCTCTTGAGGATAGGGGTTGGGATGCTAATATTGCTATAAAAATTGGTTTGTATCAGATTAGCTCTGATTATGAGTGTGTTCTTGAGGAGTTGCATTATTCTAATCTTGGTATGTATCTCCCAGATTATAATAGGTTGAAACGTTCTGGTGGTGAGGAGAATAATGGTGAATGTGAAATCAAAGGGTAATCGTTATCAGAAAAAGATACGAGATATTTTGCAACATGAGTATATTGATGAGTATAATCGTAGATGGCCTGAGCAATACTTGTATCTTGTGGAAACCTTTGGCAGGGATACTTTTTACAGTCCTGCGGATTTCATTGTCTATCAGCGTTATAAGGGTAATGATTTCCCTATTCTTTTCATAGAATGTAAGCATGTTAAAAAAGCAACTAATGCTATGAAACGACAATGGTGGGAGCATCTCAATAGGAATAATGGGATAATCATCTATAAGGAGCATGGTAGGAGGGAGGATATGGTTGTTTTTGATGGGTATCTTGGTGAACGACCACTTCGTGAGTGGATTAAGATAAGTCTTGGAGGGGATGAATAGATTTGGAGTTTAGAAAAATAGTTATACCATATAGTAGTAAAACCGAGTGGTTTAACATTATACCAATTGGGGACATACATCTTGGGCATGCTGGTTGTGATATAAAATATCTAAAGGATTTAATCAAATATGTTGAGGATAAGGAGAATACTTTTTGGATTGGCATGGGTGATTATTGCGAGTTTATAAATTATAGTGACCCCCGTTTTGATCCAAAAAATGTTCTTTCTAAGTATCTCACAGCTGGTGATATTGATAAGATGGTTCAGCTACAAATTGATGATCTCGTTGATATGCTTATTCCTATTCGTAATAAATGCATAGGACTATTGAGGGGTAATCATGAGGAGTCTTTGAGGCGTCATTATCATTATGATGTTTTATATGAGCTTGCTAAGGATCTTGATCTTAGTCGTGATTTGCTTCTTTATGATATTGCTAATGTTCGTCTTGTTTTTCGTCGTCAAGGGCGGCATACTCGTACTTATGATGTTGTTTGTGCTCATGGTAATGTCGGCGGTAGAACCTATGGTTATAAGGCTAATAGGATTAGTCAGCTTAAGCAGTGGTTTATAGCGGATATTTATCTTCTTGCGCATTCTCATATCAAGCTTGCTCAGACTTCTAATCTTATTTATTTTGATTATCGTGGTAATCAGCGTAAGAAGAAGATTATTGAGGCTTATACTGGTTGTTTTTTGCGTGGTTATGAGAAGAGTAAAACAAGTTATGTTGAGAAGTGGTTGTATCCTCCTACTGATATTGGTGTTGTGAAGATTATGCTGCATCCTGAGAGTGGTGATAAGCATGTTAGTCTTTAAAAGAAAAAAATTTTGGGTGAAAGAATGAGTAATAATATTCGTAGATATAGGTCGATTAGAGATGGGTTTGATGATGCAGATGATTTAGAATTGACAGCATTTGTTGGTGGAGAGAAATATGGGCATTGTATTCAGTTTACCATTGGTGGTAGATATGCTTGTCTTAGTGAGAAGCAATTGTTTGATTTGATAGAGGTTATGGTGAAAAGGTTGGCGTTGAGACCTGGTTTTTGTGCAACGGATTATTCCGATGAAAAACTTGTTTTTCCAGATGGAACTTTTAAGGAGGGAGATGAATGATTGTTTTTAAATCTGTTACAATTGGTTTATTACTATGTATATTGTATAGATTGAAGGGTATAATTCTTGATCCTGTGCAATTAATAATTGGTATACTTATTGTGTGTATAATTGATAAAATGTTAGAATCATGGGAGTAAAAATATGAGGGTGTTTAAGTTTAGAGCATGGGATAAATATGATGCAGAAATGATATATGATGTAATAATTGGAAAGGATTTCCTTGCTACTACTCGGTGTAAGCATGATGTTTACGGGGATATTATTGCAGTTTCACAAAACAATTGGGAGGAAAGATATGAGATTATGCAGTTTACTGGTCTTAGGGATAAGAATGATAGGGAAATCTATGAGGGAGATATTCTTAAAATTTATAGGGAAGATATTTATGATAATAGTATAGAAATTGAAAAAATTGGAAAGGTTGTTTTTAGGGACGGTGCTTTCTTTTTAGAACCTGCTTTAGAAGAGGGTTGGTTTTATATTTTATCATCAGAGTTAGAATATTGGGATAATGAGGGATATGAGTATGAGGTTGTTGGTAATGTTTTTGAAAAACAAGAATTGTTGAAAAAGGGGAGATAGTTATGCCTGTGTTTGTTTTGTCTAAAAACGCTGAGAAAATCACACATGAGGTTAGAAAAACAATTACCAGGGAGCTTTTCAAAATAGCGATGCGGAATGGTATTGATACTCGTTTTATAGATGATAGTAAGAATGTTAATGATGCTATAGATGCTATCGCTGGTTGTTTTGCTTTTCTTATTGACAATGTGAAAATCAACAAGGGTTTGAAAAAACAATATGAAAATTTTGAAAAAAACAAACAATTTTGGGAGGTGATAAAAAAAAGATGAATATAAACCCTGAGGAGATAAACCAAATACAGCAGGCTTTGAACAGCATTGAAAACTGGACACTTGAGGTTTTTAACATCTGGGAGAGTGCCAAGGGAGATTTGAAAATAACTATTCGTCTTGGAAGAAAAACAAACTAAAAAAAAATAAGAAGGGGAGGCGGCTGAAAAAATGGTTAGAAAAAAGAATATTAAAGATATGATAAATTATGCAAGAGTTGAAACAACCATATATTATTACCATCGAGAAATACATTCAATAGAAGACATACTTGATATTCTTAGATATTTCATAAAAGATGACGCGGTTATTTCATCTATATCTGTTGATCATGATTGTATAAAGATAGAAGGAATCAAAAAAATAGAATAAGAAAATTTTTGAGGAGAGATACAAAATGATATTAGATTATGTTTTTGGAATAATGGTATTCATATACACATGGGTGACAGGTTTCCTACTGCATGAGCTGTGTCATGTTCTTGAGGCGATGCGTCAGGGTGCGAAAAAAGGTTTTATACATGTCAATGGAACCGGTTTTCTCGCCTACTATGATGGCATGATCAAAGATAAAATACTTTTCGCATGGGCAGGCGGACTATACAGTGGGATAATACTCTTGATAGTGGGGTTTATAGCATACTACTACAACAATCCTGTGTTTTATATACCAATATTAACAGTGGCAGTGGTTAACATTGTATACAGTTTTTATGAGAAAAAGTATCTTTATGTTCTTAGCACAAAAGACTACTACCTATATCATTATCTCCTATATCTCATAGTGTTGGTTGGCATGTTTATCTTCTGGAGCATAATGTTCTGGTAAAAAAAACAGAGTGGGATGGGGTGCACAGGGTTTTGAAAAAAACAAGATGCATGTATTGTAAAAAAGAGATAATTAATAAACGTGGACGTCCGCGGAAATATTGCAAGACATGTTACAAGTTTCATAGACGGCAGTATCTTGCAAGATATAGACTCAGGTATCGGTTGCATAAGCCCAGATCTGCATGGGCGACAAGGGAATATTATCAATTCTATAAATTTTTATTAACACTTCCAATTGAGGATTTACAAGTGCTATTTTTGAAACGTAAAAAAGAATGTAAATACGCTATGGGTGATGATCTACGAAAACTTAGGACGGAGATGAGTATTATTCGCGATGTTGTAGAGCTGCTTAAAATACAACATCAGGATCAAAAAAATTAGGGTTGGATTTTTTGTTTTCAATAATTAATATGATTGAAAAAATAATGTTAACTTGTAGGGTGCGCCGATAGCTATGGGCGGGGGCTTGGCTTTCTCCGAAGCCAGGCAGGTGGGAAAAACATAACTATGCCTATACAGGGGATAAGAGGAATTTCAGCAAATTATGGTTAAGATGCCTGACAAAAAAATTTTTTTAGTATGATGGCATCCATAGCAATTGTGCAAGAATAACATTTTCTTCTTTTTTCTCTTATCCCCTGGGGTAAAACAGAGGATTGATATGCACAAGACCTGCCCATGTTGTAAAAGATATGTTCGTGTTACAAAGAAGAGGCATATCTGTAAATGTGGTTATGATTTCAAAATCTGTTTTGATGAGCTATGAAAATTGAAAAGAAGAAAATATCTGAGCTTAAACCTGCACCTTATAATCCCAGAGTTGATATTAAGGAGAACAAATACTTTTATGAGAAACTCTATCGTAGTATAAAACAGTTTGGACTCGTTGAGCCAATAGTGTGGAATAAGCGGACTGGTCATGTTGTCGGTGGAAATCAGCGGTTGCAAATCCTCAGGGATGAGGGTGTTGAAGAGGTTGATGTTGTAGTTGTTGATCTTCCGCTTGAGGAGGAAAAAGCTCTCAATATTGCATTGAATAAGATTGTTGGGGATTGGGATAGGGAGAAACTCGCCAGTGTTCTCAATGAGTTGAATGATATTGATGATTTTCTTATACAGCTCAGTGGTTTTGATGAAAAAGAACTAAACAGTATCATAGACAGTTATAGAGAAGTTGAGGAGGATGATTTTGACGTAGACGCCGCCTTGGAACATGAACCAAAATACAAAATAAAAAGAGGAGATGTCTATCAGCTTGGTAATCATAGGCTTATGTGTGGTGATGCAACCAACCCTGATGATGTTAGTAGGTTGATGGATGGAAAAAAAGCAGATATGGTATTTACTTCCCCACCCAATAGGGTGGGGAAACAATATGAGTATCAAAAAAGTATAGAAGAAATAAACGAATTTATCAAAAACACATGTATAAATCTTAAAAACTCAGTTAAGAAAGATTTTTCAAGGATTATCATAAACACATGGACTGGAAACGGCAAACAATATACTGGAAAAGTGGAGACCTTGCTATTAATCGATAAATGGATTTATTATCTCAAACCAGAATGGTTGATGCGTCATCTAAGATTTTGGATAAAAACAGGAGGATTACCAGCGCCAATACCACCAAAGAATGACATGATAGATCAGCATTGTGAGTTTATTGCAACGTTCTATAATATTTATGGAGAACAAAGAGGACAAAACAGAATAAATGAAAAATGGGTGTTACAAGGTTTTATAGATGATATAAAAGGAGAAGCATCATCTGAGGGGCATTGCGCTGCTTTTCCAGTTGAATTACCCTCTCGTTTCATTAGATTATATAGTTTAGAGAAAGAAATTATTTTAGATCCCTTTGGCGGCTCAGGCACTACTCTTATCGCCTGTGAACAACTCAACCGAATATGTTACATGATGGAAATCGACCCTGTCTATTGTAGTGTGATAATTGAGAGATGGGAGAAACTAACTGGTAAAAAAGCAGAGTATGTTGGTAATTATGGCTAAAAGAGGACGTCATTCAAAACTCACAGATGAACTACTTACAAAAATATGTAAATATATAGAGGCTGGAAACTATGCAAAAACCGCCTGTTTAGCCTGTGGTATAAGCGAGGTTACATTCTATGATTGGATTAAAAAAGGAGAACAGGCAATAAATGAAGGAAAAGATAACAAATATACTAAATTTCTTAAGTCAATCAAAGAAGCCCGTGCAAAAGCAGAAATCAGAAATGTAGCAATTATTAACAAGGCAGCGACAGATAATGCAAAACATGCTGAATGGTGGCTTGAAAGAACAAACCCAGAATATTGGGGTAGAAAGGATGAGTTTCATCTTGAGCATTCCGGTAAGATTGATATAGAATTGTTTAAAAAATATTTACAGGAGAATAAAAAATATGAGAAACAGAAGGAGAAATAAAAAGTTTTCAATAACTTCATTATGGGAAAATTTTGAATTTGGTAAAGACCCGCTTCTAAATGAGTGGGAGAGAAAATTAAAAGAATATACTACTTAGTCCGTGTATTATGAATTGGATGCTTATAACACAGAATAGGGTTTATATTGATAGTTTAACAGATCTGTTAAAACTTTCAAAACAACACAGGAATAGTGTTTTGACACATTCTCTGTTTTATAGTTTATGAGAGAAAAACTTCTCATTATTATGGATAACCTCTTCCAGCAGATAAAAGGAAGAGGTCTTTATGATTATCAGAAAAGATTGTTTCAAAGCAACAAAAAGTTCAAAATTGTAAACAAAAGCCGACAGGTAGGAATAAGCTATGCTCTCGCATGCTGGGGATTGTTAAATGCTCTACTTCTTGATAAGACAGTATTAATAGTATCCCCATCTGAACGTCAATCCAAGCATGTTATGGACTATGTAAGAGAGTTTTTGAACTATCTTAAAAATGATTTTGAGATAAGATTCCAGGAGGAGACCAAGCTCAGTTATATCTTCGAAGGCGGCGGTGCACTCTATTCGCTTCCGAACAACCCAAATACTGTTCGTGGTTTCAAAGCAGATCTGATTATTATCGATGAGTTCGCTCATTTCCTAAACAACACAGACAAGGAGATGATAACAGCTATAACACCAAGTATTTCTCGTGGCGGTGAGGTAATATTTGTATCCACGCCATTTGGCACAAAAAACATGTTCTACGAATACTGGCATAACAAAAAAGATTACGAGCATTTCACAATCAACTATAAGGATTGCCCAGATTTACAGATAAACCCAGATGATTTTGATGATCTCACATTTCAACAAGAATATAACAACCAGTTTCTTGAGGATAGCGATGAGAGCGAGTTTCCATTCGATTTGATAAGACAATGTATAAACCCAGATCTCATATATGAGGATTTGCAAAAAAATAAGATATACTTTGCTGGTGCTGATATTGGGCGGACAACAGATTTGACGGCATTGGTGGTTTTTGAAAAACAACAAAATAAATATGTTCTGCGTATGGTTAAAACTATGAAAAACACGCCCTATGTGGAGCAGGAAAAATATTTCACATACTTGCTCAGAAATTATACTTTTGAACAGTTTATGATTGATGAGACAGGCATTGGCAACATGCTCGCAGAGAACCTACGACGCAGATTTGGTTTTATACAAACCATCACGTTCAACAATGAGAATAAGCAGAAAATGGTTACAAACTTGAAACTGCTCATGCAGAAAAACCGGGTAATGTTGCCGAATGATGCCATTGTTATCAACAGCATCCGCATGATAAAACGAAAATATACATCGACAGGATATCTCAAGTTTGAAAGTGATCGTGATAGTGAGCTTGGACATGGCGATGTTTTCTGGGCGATGGCACTCGCACTATACAACGTTGAGCAGGAAAAAGCAGGTTTTTGGATAGGATAAAAAAACATGGAGAGGAATAAAATTAAAAATATGAGTGTAAACGGTGTAAACCGTGTAAACGGTTGTTGGTATATTTAAGTCGAATATAATCTTAAATTTTTTAGCTTAAATAAAGAAAAACCGTTTACATCGTTTACAGGGGTTACAAAACTTAAATGTTCAGTTAGGAGGGAAAAAAATTGGGAGATTATACCTACTCGTTGAAACATGGAGCATACATCGTATGGGATGGCGATCTTGCAACAGCAAGGGAGCTAAAAAACAAGACAGATGA